TAAGAAGGAGACATGCATATGAAAGGTATGACTGGAATTTACAGGATTAATCCTGCATTGTTTGGTGGAATTCTTGGCGGATGTGCTGGGATTCTGCTTTGTGCTTTATTTGAGTAAATAAAAGAAAGAAGGTGACACAATGGCTAAAGTGCTTGATCCGCTGTCTGATAACGAAGTTAACAAAATGACTGTGGTAAATTTAAGAACAGCTTATAAAAAATTAGCTGATTTTTGTAGAAAAATCCTCAATGGTAATATAGTTTACTGCAGCCATTGTGGTCAGTGGAAAACTCGAATGGCATTTTATTCATCTGATATTAGTGCAGATCATTTAGAGCATTATGCCTGTAAAGAATGTATATTAGATGAATGCACGGATTACGACAAGAAAACTGAAATTCGAACAGATAATAAAGAAAAGACTATAGAGACATTTAAGCGTTTAAATTGGTATTTTGATGAAGGAATTTATAATGATCAATTGCAATCATTATCTGAACAAACAGGTGAAAAAGTAAGAAGCACTGCCGTACAGCAATGGATTGTAATATGTCGTAGCTTAAATGATTATAAAAATAAAACTTTTAAAGATTCTGTGTTTAATATTGAAGATGAAGATATGGATCAAGAATATAATACAAAAGTTGTTCAGAAAACATTAAAATCAGCAAAAAAAAGGTTTGGAAATTATAATACTGAAGATTTAATGTTTTTAGAGAATGAGTATAAAGATTGGACAACTAGATATCCATGCGAAAATAAGGCACAAGAATTATTATTCAAGAGAATTTGCTTTAAAGAACTTGAAATAGATAAAGCACAAAGAAATGGAAAAGACACTAAGGAATTGGATGCAACGCTTCAAAACCTTATGGGAAGTTTGAATGTAAAACCTTCACAAAAAACATCTAATGCATTAACAGACAATCTTACTTTCGGACAATTGATCGATAAATGGGAACAGGAAAAACCAATCCCAGAACCAGACGAAGAATTTAAAGATGTTGATAAAATTGGGTTATATATTGATGTTTTTTTTAAAGGTCATTTATCCAAAATGATGGGACTGAAAAACGCATTTTCTGCTCTATATGAAAGATTCATGTCTAAATATACCGTTACTAAGCCACAATACGATGAAGATTTTGATTCTGAAGCACTTTTTGATCAAATTTTTGGATCAAAGATTGACGAGGAATAAATTATGGCTATAAGAAAAACTCAAGCTGAGTTAGAAAAAGACAAAGAGCAGAAAATAATGGATACTGTGGCCTGGAGAGCTGCTTACTATAGAAATAACCCGCAACGTTATGTGTCAGAAGTCCTTGGAATTACTTTAAAGACATTTCAAAAAATATTATTATGGTGTATGATGCATTATAATTTTACAATGTATCTTGCCGCAAGAGGTCAGGGAAAAACGTATTTAACGGCACTATTTTGTTGTGTTCGTTGTATACTTTTCCCTGGAACAAAAATAGTTGTAAGTTCTGGTACATTAAAACAGGCAAATGAAGTTTTATTAAAAATACAAGACGACTTCATGAAACAGTCTTCTATTCTACGGTCAGAAATAGAAAAATGTAGTATCGGACAAAATGATGCATCTATTTATTTTAGAAATGGATCGTGGATAAAGACACGTACAAGTTCCGAGAACAGCCGTTCAGCAAGGGCAAATTGCATAATTGTTGACGAATTCCGCATGGTTGATGAAACAGTCCTTAATACGGTTCTTAGGAAATTCTTAACAAGTCCAAGGCAACCAAAATATTTAAATAAATCAGAATATAAACATCTCCAAGAAAGAAATAAGGAAATATATATGTCTAGTGCTTACTTTAAAAGTTCATGGGCATATAAAAAAGCTCAAAGCTATACACTGAATTTCTTTGATGATAAAAAGAAATACATGATAGTGGGGCTTCCTTATCAAGTATCAATTAAAGAAGGGCTTCTCTCCAGAGAACAAGTTGAAGATGAAATGTCAGAGCTTGATTATAATGAATTGGTTCAACAAATGGAAATGGAATGTTTGTGGTTCGGAGATACCGATGGTAGTTTATTTAAATTTGATGAGTTATCTGCAAGACGCAAGCTAAAAAAAGCTTATATGCCATTGAGTTTCTATAATGATAAAGTACAAATTCCAAAAGTGTTAACAACAGAAAAAAGAATTCTATCGATTGACGTAGCCCTTATGCAATCAACTAAAAAGAAACGAAACGATGCTTCTGCAATTTTTATTAATGATCTAATTCAAGTAAATGATACTTCTTACCAGTCTAATTTTGTTTATGGTGAAACTTTTGAAGGTCTAACAACTGATGATATTGGAATTATAGTGATGAGATATTTTTATAAATATAACTGTACAGACTTAGTGCTTGATACAAATGGTATTGGTTTGGGTGTATTTGACTTTATTATAAAAGATCAATACGATCAAGAAAATGGGGAAACATATAAAGCATTAACATGTATTAATGATTCAGATATGGCTTCTAGATGTCATGTAAGAGATGCCAATAAAGTTATTTGGTCTGTAAAAGCAACAGACAAATTTAATAATGAAATTTGCGTATTGCTTAGAAATGGAATTCAAAATGGTAAAATAAATTTTTTAACAACAGAGCAAGAAGCAGATTTAGCGTTAAAAGATACATATAAAGGATATTCGAAACTTTCTCCAACTGAACAAGCAAAATTAAAGATGCCGTATCTACAAACAACCCTTGGTATTTACGAATTAGTAAAATTAGACCACGAAGTAAAAAATGGAAACATTAAAGTAAAAGAAGTGTCTGGTATGAGAAAGGATAGATATTCTTCTATAGCATATAATTATTGGTGTGCATGTCAATTAGAATTAAAGTTAAGGCCAAAAACAGCATCCACCCAATCTCTTTTATCCAAACTTTCAATCAATCAACCAAAACGTATATCTTCGTTTTCCAAAACAATCTAATTGAACCTCTCATGGCTAAAGCCACTAGATTCTTGGGAACTCATTTCTACTGAAAAGATATTTACCAAGCTATCCCGATAGTTCCTACCGTTCTTTATTCGTCTATGCTACTTCTAATATTCTCAATCCTTCATTAAGAATATTGATGGCTGCGTTCATATCTCTGTCATGATGTGTATGACAACAAGGACATTCCCATTCTCTTACTGAAAGATTTTTTGTATCCTTATTTATATACCCACATACATTACAAGTTTGAGAACTTGCATAGAATTTATCTACTTTCACAACTTGTTTACCATACCAATTTGCTTTATATTCAAGTTGTCTTACAAATTCAGACCATGATACATCTGCGATAGACTGTGCAAGTTTATGATTTTTAATCATATTCTTTACTTGAAGGTCTTCGATACATACAATATCATTACTTCTGATTGTTTCAGTAGATAACTTATGCAAGAAATCTTTTCTCTGATTTGCAATATGTTCCTGAAGTCTTGCAACCTTTATTCTTGCTTTATTACGATTAGAACTACCTTTTGATTTTCGAGATAATTCTCTTTGTAACTTAGCAAGTTTATCTAAAGACTTCTTTAAGTAATGTGGATTTGGAATTAATTCTCCATCACTTGTAATACAAAATTCTTTAATGCCTAAATCAATACCAATGTTATTACCAGTATTATTTAGTGGTTGAATATCAATATCAGTACAACAAATTGACACATAATATTTGCCACTTGGTTCTTGTGACACAGTGGCATTTAAAATTCTTCCTTCTGGAATGAGTTTATTCTTTGTTTTTACCATTCCAAGTTTAGGTAACTTAATATGCTTGTCACAATACTGAATATTTCCATTCGTACATTTTGATTTGTAGGAATATCTATGTGTTTTCTTTGATTTGAATTTAGGATATCCTGTGTGTTCTTTGAAAAATTTTTGATAAGCAGAATCTAAATCTTTAAGCGAAGATTGAAGAGCGGTGGAATCAACTTCTTTAAGCCATTCTAATTCTGATTTAATTTTTTTCATATCATTTGCACATTGTACATATGAAAATGTTTCTTTATTCTGTTCATACATTTCAATTCGCTTTGCAAGATACTTATTATATATAAATCTGCAACACCCAAAAGTCTTTGCAATTATTTCTTTCTGCTTTTTATTTGGATAAATCCTGTACTTATAAGCTTTTTCCACTGACTTCACCTCACTTTCTTTTCTGATTTTGAATATATTTTCTAATTTGTTCTTCTGTATTTTCTGATACGGTTGCCACGAAATATGATGGATTCCACAAGTGACCACCCCATAATTTTCTTTTTAATTCTTCTCCAAATTCTTTCATAAGTAACCTTGCTGACACGCCTTTTAATGCTTTTAGCATGTCTGGGATATAATGTTGCGGAGAACAATTAACGAGAAGATGAATATGGTCTTTATCTGTATTACATTCTAATATTTGAAATCCATTATCATCAGCTATTTTATTAAGTATCTCTATTAATCTATTCTCTATTTTTTCTGTAATTATTTTGTGTCTGTATTTAACACACCAAACAATATGATATTGTATCGAATATACATATCCACGACCATGAGTCACTTCCATATATTATCACCTCATGACTATGATAACATATGTATATTACAAAATCTAGTGTTTTCAATATATTACAGCGTATTTCTGTTTAACATATGTATGTCAATTCATCCCATGACTAAAGTCACGGGTGTTCTTGACATACTTTATAAAAATCCAAAAAACAACTAAATAGAAAAGGAGGTGTTTGCATCAAAAATGACACAATCAAAAAAAGAGATGGCAGAAACATCTCCAATACATAAAAAACAGCCAACGGCTGCAGAACGAAAATTATATATGCAAAGTCTTGAACGCCAACAAAAGAGATTTGCAGAAACACAGAATGCATTTAAGCAAGTTCGTGATGTTACAAAAACGACAAGACAAATTTCTATAAGCTCGTATAGCAAAGAAAACGTCATTAAATATCTTCAGAATATTGATAGTTACGAAGATGAACTGCGTGGACTATCACGTTACTTATTTTATCGTTGTCAGATATATTTTAGATTAATTATGTATAATGCAACTATGTTTGATCTAAATGCAAGGTACGTAGTTCCTACATATGATCCAACCGGTGACAACGACAAGGAAAGTATATTAAAAGATTATTATGACACTTTGGTATGGCTAGATAGAATGTCTTTACAAGGGAACTTCTTACAGGTATTAATTAATAACTTTATAGAAGATGTATTCTATGGATGCTGTTGGCTGGACGAAACCGGAATGTTTATTTTAAAAATTCCACCAGAGTATTGCAGAATTTCTGGTAAATATTTTACAGGAGATTATTCGTTTTCTGTAGATATGAGTAAATATAAGAAATTCGAAGATGTATTAGAATATCTTGGTGATCCGTTACTTTCTATGTATAAGGAATATGGTGGTAACAGTCAGAAAAAATGGCAACCAATGCCAGATGAATATGCTTTGTGTACAAAATCAAGAGTTGAGACATGGGAAACTATTGTTCCAATTTATAGTGGATTATTTATTGATTTAATTGGTCTTTTAAATCTTGGTGACGTACAAGCTGTTGCGGATGAACAACAAATTTATAAACTAATAACAGCTACCATCCCGACATTATCTGGTGCTGATGAACCAGATCAATGGGCTGTAAACATTGATTTTGCTGTAGATTATTATAATAAATTGGTTGATAGCCTTCCACCTTATATTGGTTCTGTGATAAGTCCATTGCCACTTAATACAATATCTTTTTCTGATGACCAAACAACAGACACGACGAAGGTGCAAAAAGCCACAAAAGAAGTATTGAATACTTCTGGTGGAGCGCAAATACTTAATTCTTCTAGTATTTCTGGTGCTGAAGCATTTCGAGCTGCTACAAAGGCAGATACTGAATTAGCAATTTCTGCACTTTTAGGTCAGATTCAAGGATGGGTAAATAGAATGCTATCATACCAAGTCAAAAATGCGGCAAAGGTTAAATTTTTTGAAGTGTCTTCTTATACAAAAGATACTCTTAGAGAAGCCATGCAAAAAGATCTGCAATATGATAGTTCTAAAATGATATTAATAAATGCATTAAATGGGATTAGTGAACTTGATACCCTTTCGATGACTTTCTTAGCCAATGATGTATTAGATTTAAAGAATAAATTTGTTCCACTCGTATCAGCAAATACAGTATCCAACGCAAGTGACGAAGGTGGCAGACCTGAAGTTTCTGATTCCGAAATTAGCGATAGTGGAAGTCGTACAAAAGACAGAAAATAATGAGGTGGTCATATGAAAGAAAAATTTTTAAAAACAACAGACACTACTACCTCTGAAAACTTAAAGAAACTTGGATT